TCTGCCCGCCTGATGCTTATGCGGCGAGCATGGGCTACGGCGCGAGGCGTGCTTTGCAGTCAATCACCTTCCACAAGCAGGACGGGCTGGTGCTGCGTGCGCTAGATCCCATAGATAGAGACTCGTGAATGATGTATCATAATCTATGGAGGTGATCGCCATGAAGAAACCAGGGCTGTATGCCAACATCAACAAGCGCAAGGAGGCCGGCACGTCTCGGCCAAAGAGCGAAAGCACGATCGACCAGAAAACCTACTCGCTGATGACCAGGAAAGCTGGGCCATTCAAGGAAAAGAAGAATGGCTAAGTCACCAGCCTGGCAGCGATCGGAAGGCAAATCAGAAAGCGGCGGCCTGAACGAAAAGGGCCGTCGCTCCTATGAGCGTGAGAACCCAGGCTCGGATCTGAAGGCGCCGGTCAAGTCTGGTGACAACCCGCGCCGCGCAAGCTTCCTGGCGCGTATGGGTAACATGCCTGGGCCGGAGCGCGACAAGGATGGCGAGCCGACCAGGCTGCTCAAATCCCTCATGGCCTGGGGCGCCAGCAGCAAGGCCGACGCCAAGAAGAAGGCGGCGGCAATCAGCGCAAGGAATAAAGAATGACCGACCTAGAGGCACACTATAGCTGGCAGATGCACAAGGAGATGCCGTTCAACCTGCGTGCCTCCATGGGGCATGTGTCGAATGGCACGCCTGTCTTTGTCTACGGCAACAACCCCGATGTGCAAAACGTCGAGGAAAGCATCTGGTACCAGGGCGGGATCTACAGCTATCCCAGCTCGGCCACGCAGATGCTAGTGTCGTCAGACGATGCAGCCGCCACCTGCCAAGTGATGATCAACGGGCTTGATGCGAACTACAACCCGATCAACGAGGTTGTCACGCTTACCGGCCAGACAGCCGTGACAACCACGCTGTCTTATCTGCGCATTCAGAATGCCTACGTGCTGTCAAATCCGACCGCGCAGAACATCTACATCGGTGTTGGAACGGTCACGGCTGGCGTGCCTGATACGGTGTATGAGCGGATCTACGACGGGCATAATCGCACAGAGAGCGCACGCTACACTGTGCCAGCCGGGCGCACGTTCTACATCACGCACGGCACGATCTCGCATGGATCTGACAGCTCGGCCTACATCACCGGGCGCCTGGTGTATCGGCTGTTTGGCTTGCCGTTCCAGAACGCAGCGGTCGTAAACCTGAACAACAAGTTTATCGACTTCTGGTTCGACTTCCCGATCGCGCTGCCAGAAAAGTCTGATGTGGAAGCCAAGGCGATCTGCTCGAAGCAGCAGACCAATGGTGTGTCTGCATCGATCGAAGGCATCCTAATCACGGAGACACAGTAATGCCGAAGAAGATTGAGAAGAGCTTGATGAGCCGCGCCGCTGAGCTGGGCCTGAAGGGCGAGCGCAAGGATGCCTATGTGTATGGCACCTTGGCCAAGATCAAGAAGGCTGAAGACGCCAAGAAGAAGTGAAGTCGCGAGGGGCGCTGATGGTGGATGGTGAGCCGTAGCGCAGTCTGACCGTCGACCAATACAAAACCGCAGGTTCTGTATGCGCCCCTCGCGATCTTTTTAGCTACGCTTTCCGGCAGCTTCAAGGGCTCTTTGGATGGCGGCAGGGCTACATGACCAAACAGCTTTGGTCTTGGGCTTTGGTCTATTGATGGTCTCTTGCCAGAACTTACTGCGTGTTGACGGCATCTGCGGATCAAACTTTGATCTTGCAAGCTCAATCCCAAAACGCTCGCAGGCTGATGCAACCGATGAACGGTGCATCCCGTAATGATCGCTGGTTTCCCTGATCCCCCAGCCCTTATCCCTTGCGGCTATGATCATGTCCCGCGTTATAAACTTCTTGCCGGTCGGCATAGGCTCTCTCCTTGATAGTCTCAATCAGTTCTTTATTTTGCTGGGCCATCCACAGAATAAGCTCGTACTGCTCAGTGGTCACCCAAAAGCTTGGCGACTTGACAAAGCCCGCCAGCCTCAAGGCTCTCGCTCCGGGGCTGTTGCTGGCGTCACGAGGCATTAGCGTCTGCCTCGTTCCCAAGCAGCCCGCGACAGCCGATTGGCCAGCGCGTCCATGTCCTCGACGCTGATCTGCCTGTTGGTGATGATTGCCCAGTAGACGAGATCCATGAACCGCTTGGGCGGCAGCACGGATGCTGCGTTGCTGACGTTTAGGGCCGCCTCTGCGTGGATGTCTCTGTGCGGCATGACCGCCTCTCTCTTGCGCCAGAACATCATGCCACCGTCACCAAAAGATCGGCCTGCTCAAGCGCCCACAGGTCAGTGCGGGGTAGGCGCATGGACTTCAGCTCGGCCCGCACATCCTCAATATCTGCGTCCAGCATCTTGGCCAGATCGTAAACTGTCGCAGGCCCGTTCTCTAATTCGGCGCGGATGCGTTCGGCTAGGTTGTCAACTGGCAGCATGGGGCCGCCATCTTCCAGCGAAATGGCCAGCCAAGGCGTCTTGTCGGGCTGGGACATATTCGGCACGATCTGCGCCATGATCTTCTGGCCGGGGCGCAGGCTGGCATCCAGCGCCAGTTTGCTAGGAATGAAGACGTTCTGCGTCATGTCGCTTGACAGCACGGCGAAGGTGGTTCCAGTGGCGAGGCGGTTTGTAATAATGATTTCAGTCGGTTGCATTGTTTTTCTCCAGTTCTTCAAGCTGTCTCTGCGCGTCATTTCTGTAGTGGCTTAAAATAGCTACCTCTTCTCCAACCCATGCAGGGCGAACACCGTCACCCCATTTGTTGATGAGATCATCGATCTGGCTTTGCCGCAGTTCGATGTAGGCGAGTAGGTCTTGCTTGCTCATTCTAGTATCTCCATTACGCTTTCGATGAAGGTTTGCGCGACCGGGGCAGCGATGGCATTGCCGTAACCGCGCAGTCGTCCCACTCTGGCGGGAGACCCATGAGCCAGCGGGGATGTGCCGGGTTCAACTGGCCGCCACTTTCCATCCCGGCAGAAGAGCCAATCAGCATCTCGCCAGAAGCCGTTAGTCGGGCTGGCCCGTCCGCCGTCCACGTTTTCGGTTGATCCTTGTGGATGCGGCCCCAAGCAAGCGTCTCCGTCTTCCGGCTGAAGTCGTTGCTTCCGCTCTCGTTGTTGCCGTTCTGCGCTGGCGTCCCTGCCATCGGCGTCGGCCAGCCCGCGATCCACGCCACCCTCGGCACCGTGTCGTCCCGCATCTGGCCGTCCTTCCGAAACATTGAACCCTCCAGATTTCCAGTGTCCTTGTGGTCCCGTGTCGTCGGCGTCGGCCAGCCCGTGATTTCCGCCGCTCCCGGTAGCTTCAGCACCTTCTTGTCGTGGTTCCCCTGACTGTAGGCGTACTTGCTGCCCGTCGTGTCGTTCACCACTGGCGTCGGCCAGCCCAACAAACCAGAGGCGCTGTCGGATGTGCGGCGCGCCGACGCCCGCAGCGCACAGATCTGCAGCCCCGAAGGCGTAGCCCGTGGCTTCCATGTCAGCGTGTACAAGGTCGAGCCAGCCGAGGCCATCCTTGCTTGCAACCTGTTCGCCAAAGACGACTGGAGGGCGGCACTGGCTGATGAGATGGTGCCAGTGCGGCCAGAGGTGCCGCTGGTCATCAAACCCGCCTCTTGCACCTGCCGCGCTGAAAGGCTGGCACGGGCAGCTTCCTGTCCAAACAGGACGGTCGTCGGCCCAGCCTGCGGATCGCAGGGCGTAGGACCAGACCCCGATGCCTGCGAAGAAGTGGCACTGGGTGAACTCTCGCAGTTCATCAGGTCGAACATTGATAATTGATCGTTCATCTACCACTCCATCTGCTATGTGGCCTTGCTTGATAAGTTCCCGCAGCCATGCGGCGGCCTTGGGGTCGATCTCGTTGTAATAGGCTGGCATCACATCACCCCCAGCCGATCCAGCGCAAAGAACGATTTCTTGTACGACTTGATGAGGCGGTCAACGCTGTCAATCTTTTCCTGTATGTGCGGGCTGTGCGCTGCCTCGCTGCCATCGTTGGTCAGCGTCTCGCGGTAATCCCACAGCGCGGTCAGCACGATGTGGGTGTCCATTGCTCCGAGTTTGACAGCCATCTCACCACCCCGCGCCGAGGCCGAACATGAAGCCCGCGTAGAGCAGGCCGAAGATGCACAGGATGCCGATCAGGTCGGCGGCGATGTCTCTGATACGCATTATTTGGTCTCCTTTAGGGCTTTGATTGCGGCATGCAGGCGCTCACGCAGTTCAACGCGGCGCAGGTTGTGCAGCATCTCGCCAATGTCTTGATAGTCGGGCTGGCTGTGCGTGCTGTAGTCAATATCGCGGTCGATACAGTCAATCGCGGTGTAAGCGTGGTCAAGCGAGATGGTGATCGTAAGGTCTTTCATGTTGCTCTCCTTCAAAACGGCGGCTCTTCGCCGGGGTAAGTTGGTTTCCACTGGGGCGGCGCGTAGGCCGCTGGCTGCGGGGGCGGGGCTGGCCGGGCGATGACGCCCAGCCGGTCGAGGTGTTGGTCGATGGTCATGCGGCGGCCAGCGCGCGCCGGACGGCATCGTAGCTGACATATGCGAAGTGCTGACCGTTCCACGTCACTTGCCATTGATGGCCGCGAACGTGCGAGAAGGTGAAATCTCCGGATTTGATTTCGAGAATGGTCATCTTGGTCATCCTTGTTTGCTAGTTCGTATGACCACCATACAGCCTACTACACCGCATGCAACAGAAAAAATGCACTTGACGCATATTTTTTTACACCATAAGCCTACAGCACCGAAACAAGGGAGAGCGCCAATGATGGCTCAAATTCAAATCAGGCAGTGGTGCGCCAAGGACGGGCGCAAGCTTGGCTGGATCGCAGCGCAAGTGCCAGTGGCCAAATCTAGCCTATCCAGATGGATGACGGGCCGCGTGGTGCCGTCAGCAGTATACCGCCACCGTCTGGCCGACATCACCGGGATCGAAGACCTGCGCTTCGAGGAAGAATGGATCACCGAAGGAGCGATGGCATGAACAGGTCGGAAATCCTCAACACGGCCAAAGAGTACGTCACTAAGGACCGGGCCGCCACGCACGGTGATGCCGAGGCCAACTTCGGCCTGATCGCGGCTTACTGGTCGGCCCACCTCGGGCGGAACGTAAAGAGCCACGACGTCGCTGTGATGATGACGCTCTTGAAGCTGGCCCGCGCCAAGTCGAACCCGGCGCACGCGGACAACTGGATCGACGGCTGTGGCTATCTGGCCTGCGGCGGGGAAATTGCCACAACG